CGAACATGCAAACGACACTGGTTGAAGAGCTTATTCAAGAAGCCTTGCTGGCGCATGACCTACACTTTTGGCAGCGCATGTTGCGCAAGATGGTGGCTGTATGATTTATGAGCAGCGTATAAAACACATAGAGTACTCGGGCTATTGGGTTTTGCCAGGAGCCAATGAAAAAAGTTACAAAATAAAGTTTACTGCTTTTAATAAACCAAAATTACGGCATAGATTTTTTATGCAGTTTTTAATGGGCTGGAAATGGGAGGACGCATGACTAAAGACGAAGCAATGCAGATGGCGCTTGACTGTTTATTAGCGTTTGAAAAAGAAGATTATTTTAGATGGTCTAAAGAAGATAACGCATGTGTTGCAGCACTACGCACAGCACTAGCGCAGCCTGATGTTCCCGAAACAGCTTTCGGGGAGACAGAGCCAGTGGCGTGGGTTAGTCACAACGCTGGTTTATATCACGGCAAACCAGATGAATCATTAAATCCTTTGCCTTTGTATTTAGCACCACCGCGCCGCGAATGGGTAGGGCTGACAGATGATGAATATGAATTAATGGCAGAGAAGCGCGTTACTAATTATTTTTTTAATACTTTAGATTATGCCCATGACATCGAAGCAAAGCTAAAGGAGAAGAACACATGACAATGCACACTTACCCGCTAAATGATTTGCGCGAACACGAAACTGATAAAGGTGCATTTTGCTGGTGTAGACCAGAGTACGACGAGGAGTATGACCTGTATGTACATAGAAGCATGGATGGACGCGAAGAGTATGAAGAAGGAAGGAAGCCTACATGAGCGACCCAGAAATGACTACGTTTGGTATGTACCCGAACTGGTGTATCGAAGACTGTAAAGCATACGCCGAGCAACTCAGAGATAAGACAAGGGCAAACCGAGCAGTACACGCAGCAGAGTGCATTGAGTATCTTTTAAGTTTAGTTCAGAAAGAATGGGTAGGGCTGACAGATAAGGAGATTGAAGACTGCTTAGAAATGAGTATTCAAGGAACGTGCCGCGCTATAGAAGCAAAGCTAAAGGAGAAGAACAATGGATGAACCGGTAGCGTGGGAAAGATTAGTAGAATCTGTGCGCCAGATGCGTGATGTGCAGGGCATGGATGGTAATTGGAACTGCGACCCTTATATGCATGGGCTTTTCAATGGGATTGAGTTTTCTCTTTCGCTGATTGAAGTGCGAGAGCCGAAGTTTAGGGATGCACCAGAAAAGTGGTTATGCGATCAGCCAAAAGCACGAATATTTTCAGAGGAGAAGAACACATGAGCAGAGAAGTAATGCAGATGGCGCTTGATGCGCTTGAAGAATTTTGTGAGCATGGCGCAATTCTACGACCGATAGAGCGACGCGAAGCACTACGCACAGCACTACGCACAGCACTACGCACAGCACTAGCGCAGCCTGATGAGCAGATCGACATTAAGGGAGCAGAAATGAATACAAATCGCAGCGGTAATTTACACGAAGTAATGCACCAAGCCGCATGGGATTCAGCAACGCGTGTGCCTGAAGGCGATATACGTGCTTTGAAGCACCGCATCCATGAACTTGAGGGAGAGGTTATTGGGTACAAGCAAATTCTTGATACACAGCCTGAGCAGAAGCCGGTAGCGTATCTTACTAAACGCAAATTGAGCGGAACTGAAGGATTATTAAGAGCAGACATGATAGATATGTCGGCTAAAAATAAAGAAACACATGATTTTATTCCACTTTACACCGCACCACCACAACGCAAGCCGCTGAGTGACGAGGAAATTCTAAAAATAATACAGTCGGGCATTTATGACGATTATGAATTTGCCCGCGCAATCGAAGCAGCACACGGAATAAAGGCGAAAAACACATGAAAGACTTCATGATGGTAGGTGTGTTCTTTATCGCGTTCTCATTATATGGCGTGGCTTGTTTTGAGTTGGGTAAGGGCCAGGTTATCGTCGTTGCTGCGCCAGCAATTGACTTAGACAAGCAGTGTTCTGCATGGCTGTTCGATAGCAATCTGAAAGAAGCAAAGAAAAGGATTTGCAAAAAATGAGCTACCGTGACCGCGACTTTGCGCACAATGTGCTGTACAGCAGACAGCAATGCGTGCGCATTATTAACGACATTCGCAACGGTGAAGTAAACGAGGAGGACATTGATAAGCTATCGAACTTCTTGCAGTTTGCGTTAGCACTCATGCAAGCCGAAGGTAGCAAACGATGGTCTGAAGCTAAACGTAACGCTGAATTGATGAGCTACATGAAATGAAAATTACACTAATAGACCATATGGGTTCAGACCTATCCGTAGTTAACGCTGCCAGGGTATCGTTTGAAAAAGAAAGCACTTGGGACTTAGGATGCACAATCAGCGAGGATTACAAAGCGTCAACAGTTAAAAAATTGTCGCCAGCCGATGTAAAGCTGATTAACTATCTGGCGTGCCACAAGCACACTAGCCCGTTCAATCATGCGTTTGCAACGTTTCGCGTTAAGGCGCCGATCTTTGTTGCGCGGCAGTTGGTTAAGCATAAGTTCATGCCGTGGAATGAAGTTTCGCGTCGGTACGTAAGCAGTAAGCCAGAGATGCACGTAATGGAGTGGCGTGAGGCCGCCGACAATGTTAAGCAGGGGTCGGGCGGCGCGTTAACGGGTGACAAGCTAAAAGTCGCTGATGAAATATTTGCTAACTTAATAAACCATTCGCTGTATGCCTACGAAGATTTACTTGACCTTGGCGTATGTCCTGAACAGGCGCGCGCCGCGCTGTTGTTGAACACGATGACCGAGTGGATTTGGTCTGGGTCACTAGGCGCTATCGCTGACATGTGCCGGCTTCGCTTGGATGCGCATAGCCAAGCAGAGTCGCGTGAAGTTGCCGCATTGATCGCTAATGAAATGAGCGCGCTGTTTCCGGTTAGTTGGGCTGCATTGATGGGGGTGAACATATGATTGAAGAAGTCTCCGTCATGTGTACATTTGACGACTACCAGAAAGCAATGGACTACACAAAAACAATTCTGGAAGATGTTGTGTTGCTGACGTTGCATGGAGAAAATGGAAAGATGCTTCATGCGCCAATATCAAAAAACAATATTAAAGAAATAGTTAGTTTTTTTGAGGAGAAGCGTAATGCCACTTAAACCACATCCAACTGACCCCGACAAAATGGTTTACGTTAAACGGGAATATAACCTGCCAAAAGAATGGGTAGGGCTGACGGATGAAGAAATTAAGGCATGTGCTAAGGGGGGTAGAAGTATTGGCATATCCTTTCATGACGCTATTCGCAAAGCAGAAGCAAAACTAAAGGAGAAGAACACATGAACCACACACTACGATCTATTATTGAAGAAGAACTGCAAAAAGCATATGAGCGAGGCGCAATAGATGAGCGTGAGGAATGTGCTGATCTTGTTGATGAGATTGGTGAAATTTACATTAGCGAAGGCGCGGCTACGTTGGGGCTATTTCTTTACATTAGCGCGGCCATACGCGCAAGGGGCGACAATGCTACAGATAACGACTGACCAACTGTATTTTCGTGATCCGGATGACGAACCGGCGCCCCGAGCAACAAGTCTGTTGCTGCTTAACCCAGGCGGCGTATTAGTCGTTGGCCCATGGACAGACGACTGTTTAGGTTGGTGTCCAAAACCGCGCATACCGCGCTCGATAAAGGATAAGATGTGCAAGATAAAAACGTAACCGCAGTGATTGACAAGCTGGCGCAGCGTGCTGACGTTGGGTTAACCAAGTACGGCGTAACGACCGAGCGTACTGATATTGATCTAATTGGATGGCTTACGCATCTACAGGAAGAGTTAATGGATGCAACGGTGTACATCCAGCGGGCATTACACGAATTGTCGAACACCCTTCCGGTCGATGATTAACGCCATCTTACGGGGTTTATCCGCGATACTGATATGCGTCCAGCTATCAAACTCACGGATAAGCTGGTCGTATGGCAGTTTAGACTTGTGCAACAGACGCGTTATTTGATCGGGCGTCATGCCGATCACACGAAAGTCAGCGGCTTGACCCTTGACATGCTGACTAGTTGGCGCGCCGCCAACGCTTTTATTTACTTCGGGCGAACGATACGCGCTGTTGATAATGATTGGCCGGCCAATCAATGCGCGTACTTCTTCTAAAAACAACGCCAACTTATCTAAGTTCTTAAGCGCCGCCGCATCGGGAACATTTAACAGTTCCCGATGATCGGTGCGCGTAAGTTCTTCGTAAGTAAAGTTAGGCGTCACTTTTTCTCAGCCATGAAGAATGCCACCGCAGCGGCAACGCCTGCGCCAGCTTGAACGATAATGTCAGCGCCGCCTGGTGGCAAACCAATCATAGGGCCAAAGACGTTAAACAGAACGGCAATGCCGGCCCATGATGATGGTTCTTTAAAACGTGCGATGAATGACATGGTTATTCCCAAAGAATGTTAATTGTGCCAGCATCGAAGGTATCCGTGCCGTTAGCAACTGTGATGCGAACGCTATTGACTACATTGGTTGTAGTTAATGTTACGTTTGAAATAGTTGTTACTGTGGCGTTTGTACGCGCTGAGCTTGTGCCTACCCAAGTATTACCCGTTACGTTAACCCATGAAATAGTAGCTACGCAATTATCGGTAATCGCCGTTGTTGCGGAAACAGTTAAACTTGATGTAGGTGCAGATATCGCAACCGCAGCAGCATTGGTTAATGTTGTTAAATTTCCTGCATAACCTGTAGAATAAAAACCTGTGCTATCGCCAAGCCGACAAATAATGTTACCTGTGCCATTTGTACTTACTGCGGACAAAATTACAGTAATACGTTTTGCCGTACTAGGTATGCCAGTAAAGTCAATCGACGTGCCCGACGTAGACGCAACCGCAGTACCCGAATTTAACGGATACAGTGCGCCTGTAGGCGAGATTATGCCGTTAGTGCCGTCTAAAATTATACTCATTCTGCTTGCTCCAACGCAGCATCATACGCTGCTTGTTCTTCAGGTGTGTATTTGATTACTTCGCCGGTCTGGCAGTCCACTACGATTCTGTGCATACCTTACTCCCAAAGAATGTTAACAGAGCCAGCGTCAAATGTATCCGTACCGTTGACTGTGGTGATGCGTACTTGGGTTAGCGTACCGGAAAGGGTTTTGGAGCCGCCGCCAGTTTGTACGTTTGTTGCTCCGCTAGTCCCCGAATACGAAGCGCAAAATTGGTTAGATGAAATTAGGTTTATATACATAACCCCGTAAAAAAGGTTTACTGCCGCTCCTAATCTAATTGGAAAACCAGCCGTACTATCCAATATGGTAATTGAACCTGTGTCTAATATTGTGCCTCCTCGGGCAACATACCCCGTGTTTTCTACGCCGCCAGAACCCCCAATTTGAACTAGAATATTGCTAGTTCCACTTAAACTTACGCCATTAAACATCACGGTAATACGTTTAACCGTACTAGGTATTCCTGTAAAGTCAATCGACGTTCCTGACGTAGATGCAACCGCAGTAGCTGACGAAAGTGGATATACCGCACCGCCGTTCATTGTGACGACAAGACCAGTGCTGATCGTAATGGCGTCTGAGCCACCTACTTGAATGGCGCCGGAGCCGTCAACATTTCCTTTTAATCCGATAGTCATGATGTTGCGCCCTTAATATTCAAAAATTACAACGCCTGGCGCGCCTGCGGCGCCATTACCACCGCCTGCGCCGCCGTAAGCCCCGCCTGTAGCGCTGCCTCTACCGCCGCCGCCAAATATAGACGCCCCGCCGGCATAGCTTCCTAATGATTGTCCATATCCATTACCCCCGCCGCCGTTAAAGTTCATAAACCCACCGGTTGCAGAACCCCCTGCGCCACCAATAACGGTGGCTGTAGATGCCCCGCCATTTGCGGTTATGGTAGTTATTGTTTGAGTGCCTGACGCTACTGTTGTTGCGGCCCCCGCATTAGCGGACGCCCCGCCATTTCCCACAGTTACCAATATAGTTAATCCTGGCGTCACACTAAGATAAGAAATGGCCGCACCGCCTGCGCCGCCGCCGCCCGTTGCGCTGCCAGAACTGCCGCCGCCGCCGCCGCCACCTACTGCGGTTACTTTAATTTTTGTTATACCTGTTGGGATGGTGAAAGTAAATGTTCCTGTTCCGGTATTAACTAATGGCGTACCAGATGTATTGGCTACAGTGGTCGGATAAAAACAATATGAAGCATTGCTTATGGCGGTATTAGTAGGTGGGTTTGTAAAGGTAACAACTTGAGACGCATCAATGCTGATTGCAGTTGTACCCGCGCCTGTACCTGTTTTAAGCTGCAATATGCCGGTGTTATCCGACGCGATAGCCAAACCATTTGTTGCATTACCGGCGGTAATTGTTGATGCCATGATAATCCTTTAAAGAACAACCCACCGAGCGCCGGTAGGGACAGTAATAACAATTGGCGCCGTAATCGTAGTAGAGCTTGCGCTTTGCGATACGCTAACCGTGTAAGTGCCAATGCCACCTGTACCGCTACCCAATGCAGTAATCGTTGTGCCAGCAGTAATGCCTGTGCCGACAATGACCGCGCCTACAGCTAATGCGCCGACTGTTACTGCGTCAATGGTCAGCATTGTACCCGCAATGCTACCTGTGCCTGAAAAAGGATTGCCCCAAGTCAACGGGCCGGTAGACATAGCATTTTTACCTGTGCCGAGTGTGTAGCTGGCGGTTACGGTTTTATCGTTCTCGATAACCAGTTCGTTCGTGCCGCCGCCTGTTGCGCCTGCACCGCCGCCAATCGCTGACCAGCCAGTTGAACCGTAGCCTTCAAAAGCAGCCAAGGCGCTGTTGTAACGAATCATACCAATGACGGGCGTTGGCCGGTCAGAAGTAGAACCTACTTGCAACTGCGTAGCGCCTGAGCCGGTAAAGGTTACATTGTCCGTTGCAGACAACGTGGTAAACGCGCCAGTATTCGGCGCCACATCGCCCATAGGTGGAGGGGATGAAAAGGATAAATCATCAATTGGGACTAAGATATTATCGACGGTGTATTGCGTTACGTCATTAGCGTCTGTGATAACGTACTTGTACGAGATTGACGGGAACAGCCAAATGTTAGCTTGGCCGCGCGAATCTAGAATAATTGGATTAGTGTTGTTGACGTTACCGGCTTGCGTCGTGTATGTCGCAATCGGGGTCGTTGTGCCGCCAGCGTAGGTGTAAACCTTACCGCCGACTAGCGGAACGCCTGCCGCATCAAAGAACTGTTGCCGTGGTGTTGGTGATAATGAAGCCATTATTTATCTGCCTTATTTTCGAGCTTATCGAATATCTTACTCAGCATGTCTTTGATCTCGCGCATGTCTTCACGAAAATCGTCTTTGGTCACGTACACTTTCGGCAATTCTTCGCGCAGCTTAGACAAGTCGGATTTCAATTCTTTTACCGCAGTCCATAGCTCACGCGCGAACCAGCCGGTAACGGCCATAACACCGCCGGAGATAAGGTTGAAAAGGTTTTGAGGTTCCATTATCGGCCTAACTTGTTACGGTTTTCAGGTGCAAGCGCGTTAATTGCCGATACGGCTGTTCCGGCAGGCGCTTCCGTTGTGGACAGCGCCCGCAGTATTTTAACGCGTTCAACTGCTGGCATGGTATTTAAAAGTTCTTCTAAACTTTTACCGGATTTAGACGCGTTTGTTAACGTGTCCATTACTTTTTTGCCTAAACGCGTTTCTAGCTTATCCAATGCCGCATTGGCTGCGGTTGTTTTGGCGCTAAAAAAGGATGGAAAACGCAATTTGCCCGTATTAGCATCCAGCAATTCTTTGTATGCTTGCTGACCAGCGGTAGCTTGTTTGCCAATTTTAATATCGCGTTTGACTTCACCGGATACGCTGCGCAATGTTTTCATTGCGTTATCGCTCATTTCTTTAGCGATATCGTAGCTGCCAGGACCAAAAATCTTTTCTACTTCTTTTGGCGAGTTACCTTCTACCAGCTTAACAAACGATTCAGGGTTAGCTTTGTACAAGTCTAATGCTTTGGCGTTTAGCTTTTGCTGACCAATTTCTTGCATACCTTTGGCGTAATCTTTCAAATACTGGCCGTAGCCTGTACCACCAGCGGATTCAATAGCACTTTCAATCAACGGCCGCACTTGATTAGTTACTTTTGCAGCTAAAGCTTTTTGTGCTTTAGCTTCAGCATTTGGAAGCAATGCTTGCACAACGCTATTGACCGAATGTTTACGAATGCTATCTAACGCGTCTGCGTCAATAATGCCATCAGCGTTTGTCCATTGTTGTATATCTTTACCAACACGAGTAAGTGCTAATTTAATGTCACGATTACCCGCAAATTCTGGGCGTTTAAGTATGTTTTCAATTTGATCGTTAATAGCTTTTGATTCAAGCGGTTTAAGATTGTAAGCCGCAAGACTATCCGCAGCCGCTTGTTTAAGCTTAGCTGCTTCGCCAAAATTAAGCGACGCATTTGCAGCTTGTTCTGCTACTTGGTCTGCTTTTTTAGCTAATTCACCCGTGTAAGTGTACCGGCCAGGCACAGGATATGCGCGTTCAATTGTTTGCGGTTTGCCCGCTGTTGCAACAGCACGTTCGCCAGCAGCCGTAAATCGACGCACATCTTCAACTTTATTGGCTGCGGCTTCGCGCATACGTTGCGCTTCGGATTCTAATGCAGGCTTAAGCTGACCTGCTGTATTTGCCGCCTCAAGTTCTGTTTTAAGCGTAGGGATTAGCTGCTGATTAAGCTGATTTTTAGACTCGCGTTGCACGCCTTTGGCCACAGTTTGCGACTCACCGCCGGCCAAGTCAGCCAACCGGTTAAGCCGCACAGCTTCCTGCGCTTCAGCGGTAGACAGTTTATTTGCCGCAGACATTGGCGTGCGGCCTGACACACGCTCCAACAACGCTTGCGCAGTCGGCGCGTTTAATTTTGCAATGGATTGCGCTGCGGTTAAATCTTGCGGCGCTGCTTTGGCTAATTGTTTAGCTGCTTCTTCGCCCGTTCCAAACGCTTCTTTAATCAGTTTAGCTGCTTTTTGTGTGCCAAGCTGTTTACCTAACGCGTCCATAAACCAACCGGCGCCTTTAACGACATACGGCGCTACTTTATTGCCTATGCCTTCCATAGAAGTGCCTAAAGCAATATCTTTAACGCCGTGCATAACGCCTTGCATCGGCGTTTCTTCTGGCGCGTTACCTTGCGCAATGTCAAACGCACGCAACGCAGCTTCGCCCGCCGCGTAACCCGCACCTGCACCAACAGCCGAACCAACAGGACCGCCAGGCGCGCCAATTAAGCCACCGCCGATAGACGTAGCAGTAGGAATAGCTACGCCGGCAAGTTGACGGCCAAAGGATTGCGGAGCAGGCTGGCGTTCCGTAGGAATTTCAACGCTTTGCTCAGCTTGCGACGCACGCATACGTGCGTTAGCCATTGCTAACGCGCGCTGCTGTTCAATGGTCATTTCTGCCATAATTTACGTTCCTCTGGTGTCATGTGGCCCCACAAAACTGGATCAACACCTTTAGGCGGCGCGGTGGTAGCCGGCGCTGCTGTTGCTGCGGTAGGCAACTCAACAGTCAAAGGAATGTTAGTTTCGACACCTTGAACGCTTTTATTGTGTCGTTTAATGACGTTATTTGCGGCACGCTCATTAATTTCCAAAATCTTTTCAATGGCTTTTTTGTCTAGTGTAATGTTACCGCCAGCCATTTTCTCAGCATATGCACGGTCAGCGTCTGACAAACCAGTGCCAGCGCCAAACTGTTTAATTAGCTTACCAACGTTTTGCGCCATTGTGGCTACATAAGCTTGAGAATTAGCCGCCGCGTCAGAGTAGCCTGCATCAACACCGATAGTTTTAAGACCTTGGTTAAGGTTAACCAAAAAGTCGGCGCCGGAACCTGTAATCATGCCGCTTTTCATGATATTACGACCGGCGGTAACCGTATCTAAAATGTCGCGTGCATCTTCAGCAGCCTGTTTACTTGCCATCAGCTTTTCGCCTTGGCCTTTGCCTAATGCTTGATTAAAGGCTTTTTCTTGGCCTACGTTGACGGTTGTACTGGCTGCTGGCGCGTGTGACGACACTTTGTTAATTGCGTCTTGAATGGCGCGCATCTCAGGGTCTTTAGCTGTTAAACCCATTTGCATCAAACGATTTTGCTGCGCTTGATACTTCAGCAAATCAGGCTGTTTTTCGTAATAGTCAACAATACGTTTGCCAACTTCAATTTCGCGTTTACTACCCGAATTCATCATTAGCATACCTTGCTCCAACGAAGGCAAAGTAGGATTACGTTGCGCAGTTACTGTTACTGGCGGCAATGTTTGCTCGACCATAGCATTAACTGGCGCGGCAGGCGCGGGCGCCAAATTGTTAGTTTGTGCAGGTGCGGCAGCGCGGCGTTGCGCGTTAAGCACCCATTCCATGTCTTTTGCTTCTGGATTTTCTAAATTTCCAATTTGCGCGGTGTATTCCCGTAATCTGTCGTTTGACGGCACATTTTGGTCTACAGGCGCTGCTGGCGCTTGCATTTGCTGCGCCTGCGCTGGTGGTGCTTCAGGTTCACCTAAACCAAATGCTTGGTTAAGCCGTGCAGATGCTTTATGATCCTCGATCATTTCTTGCGCACGTTTAATTTGCTCAGGATCACCCGAATCAAACATGGCTTTAGCAATACCGCGCCAATCTTCGGGGCCACCTGTTTGGCGCATCTTTTCCGCGAACTGCTTAACTCGCTGATCGGCTTCAACCAGCTTTTGCAATTGCGCCGCGCCTAATTGCGTGGCTTGACGGGATTGCGCAAGCTGCTGTTGTACAAGCTGATTCTGCGCGGTACGCGCTTGCATTTGCTCGTATTCTGTCGGGCCAGTTTGCGGCGTTAGTAAACCAAAATTAATTTCAGCCATGTTTGTGCCTATGAGTATGGATTCGCCAACTGGCCTGACCAATTATTTTCCGCAGTACCTGCGCCGCCGCTATTGCCGCCAAACATACTGCCATAATTTTGGCTACCCAAATAACTGCCAATATTGCGATAAGCGGAAGCGTTTGCGTTAGCGCCGACTAAGCCCGCATTGGCTTGATTCACACCTTGGTTAACCATCATACCACCAACATTTTGACCGTAAGCTGCGCCGGATTGACCAATAGTATTTGCAGTGGTTTGACCTTGGCCGGCTAATCCAGCTAACGCGTTGCGTTGCGTTGCTTGCTCACCTGTATAACGGTTGTAAGCGTTCTGATACTCTTGCGATGCAAGGTCTTGCCCAAATCGCTGCGCGCCGCGCAATGCGTTACCGGACAGCAAACCCCCTCTAGCTGCCGCAGTCTGTTCTAGACCTTTCAAACCTTCGCTTAGCCGAAACGCGTAGCCTGGGTCGGCTTGGTAATCCGCCATTGTAAAGCCGCGCGTCAATGCGCCGCCAGGCTGCACGCCTTGTACGTATTGACCTAACGCATTAACGCCTGCTTGGTAAAAAGGCTGCTGACGTTCTATGCCTTCTTTGTACATCCGCTCTTGCAACGCGGTCGCTCTATTTGTTGCCGCCGCTGTTGTGTTAGCTGCGTCTTTTGCTGCGCCGGCTTGTTGGCTTGAACCAATAAGCGAGGAACCTACTACGGCAGCGGCCATCATCCAAGGCATATCAATGCTCCTTAACTAATTCTTGCGCGATAGCATTGGCTACGCTCATGTCTGTAGGCTGTACTAATACAGCGTCAATTTCGTTTTCATCAATGCAATCTGTAGCGTGTATGCAATACCAAACCACATCGGTCAAAGTTTTAATGCCGTGGTGTTTACCTGCCTCAATCGTCAAACAAGCGGGCGCAGTAACAATAGACTTAACGTTATCAACGATTAATTCGACGGAACCCTGCGCAAGAATGGAAAAATGATCGTGCTTATGCGCGTGCTGTACCAGCACATGATGCGCAGGAATTTTAGTTTCTTTTGTGTACAAGCCAGAGCTAAAATAATGGCTAATCATATTACCGCCCATCTTGCGCCGGACGCTAACGTCACGGTCACGCCTGAATTGATCGTAATCGGCCCTGCCGACATACCTGAATTACCTGCCGCTATTGTATAGCTGGTTGCTACTGTTTGGCTATTTACAAATATGCCATTACTTGCTATTGGCGCAGGTGATGTTAACTCGCCAGTGCTAGGCTTGTACAGGTACTTCGCATCGCTGGTATAAACCGTCGTAATGCTGCCTGACGTAGCCGCAGAAAACAATGGGTATTCGTTTGTAGCAGTCGTCGTATCGTTGGATACAGTAACCGTACCCGCAACAGCAGCCCATTTAACGCCGGTGGCTTGCGTTGAGTCAGCGGTTAATACTAAATTATCCGCGCCTACAGCCAGACGGACATTATCCGTGCTGTTGTATACGATTAAATCGCCTTTGGTCGTCGTTGGCGCTAACGCGTCAAACGCAGCCGTTTGTGTAGTCTGGCCTGTCCCGCCATTGGCAATCGCTACCACGCCGGTAACATTGGATGCTGTGCCGGTTGTGTTTTGGTTAAGCGTAGGAATGTCAGCCGCAACAATTGCACGAAATGACGGTACGCCGGCAGAACCATCGGGCGCGGCATAAAAGTAGTTAGCCGTTTGCGAGCCAAAAGCAGGCTGTTTATTGTTAAACGTGTTCCAATCAGTGCTGGTCAAATAGCCATCAATAGCTGTCGTGGCTGCTGGCATACTGATAGCCGGCGTTGTGCCGCCAGACGATACAACTGGCGCGGTTCCGGTAACTGCTGTAACCGTACCTGTAAACGCATCCGTGGATGTAATCGTAAAGCTAGGATACGTACCGCTAATTGTGGTTGTGCCGGCGCCTGTCAGCGACACAACCTGATCTGGCGCCGAATTGGTAATCGTAACGGCTGCTGAACCGTCATACGTCGTGCCGGCGCTGTACGAGATGCCTGCGCCAGCGGTCAGCGCGTTTGCTACACTGCCAGCTTGACCAGATATGGCGCCAGTAACTTTAGAGCCAGCAAGGCTTGTAATCCAAGTAGGGTCAGCATAACTGCCCGTCGTATAGACGCCATCAGTAACCGTAGCCGCATTAACGCTCCATGAGCCAGACGCGCCTGTGCCGGTTGGGCTTGGCACATCGACGCCGATGACCAATCCAAGGTTTGTACGTGCGTTGGCTGCTGTTGTAGCGCCTGTGCCACCGTTAGCTAAATTTAGCGTGCCAGCAAAGGTAATCGTGCCGCTTGTCGTGACCGGACCGCCGCTAGTGGTCAAACCAGTTGTGCCGCCTGACACTTGGACGGACGTAACCGTACCTGAGCCACCGCCCCCACCGCCGATGTTTTGCAAATCCTGAAAATACCGATACCACTGACGCGTTACCGCGTTAGTTTTAGGGTCCAGTAACGCAACCCGATCAGCTGGAATTTTAAGGTTATCAGCCATTAGTAGGCGTCAAAACAAGTTCTGCGCCTGTAATGGCAATCTTAACCGGATCAGTGCCAGACACTTCGTACACGCGGTCGCGCAGCTTGATCGTCATGCCAAGCCGGCGCCAAAATGTACGTGTCGCATAACCACCAATCTTACCCATTGATGCCCAATGCTCGTTCGACCAAGTGTGGCCGCCGTCATCCGACCAACGCAACATGACTTGCGACGTATTGCCTTGACCGTCGTTCAGGCCCACGCCCGTTTCGCAATCGAGTTGCAGTGTGTGTTGGGCAGTACGTTTCAGATTGTTTTGGCCGGTTGGCAACGCGCGCCATGACCGAATCCACTTTTGTGGCTGTGTATCGTCAGCGTACACGTTTAAATCATACGCGTAGATTTTGCCATTTTGAAAGTCGCCAATAACAATTTCTTCGTTAAAAAACATCTGGCAGTTAGCCCGATGACGAATCAATTGACCGTTAGCAAAGCCGGCGCGTTCATGCCAAGCCTGTGTGGCAACGTCGTACACCCAAGTTGCATTGGCGCTAGGGAAGATCAGCACGTAGAACGAATGACCGTCTTGCTGGTACGAAAAGCCAATAGCGTCGCTAATAACGTCGTAGCTTTGAATAGCGTACTCAACAGCGTGTGTCGATACGCGCTGGCCGATGTAGCCGTTAGCACGGTACACAATGCCATGCCCACGGGCGTCAGACCCAAGCCAGAATAGCGAATTGTCCAGTTTGGCAGGCGAGTATGTTGCAGCGCAACCAAACTCATTAACCGCGCCTTGAATACGGGAAAATGGAAATCCTACGTTAGCCGCGTCGTACCAAACTTCAACAGTCTGTGTACCAAAAAGCCACACTTCTAAATGGTCAACAAACAACGACACCAAACCGTCAGGCGAACCTTCGGCGCTGGCAAAATCCAATGGATCAACGGACGTACCGTCAAGCAGCTTGGTAGTCCAAAAGATTTGCGAATTGGGTTGCTGAAACACAAAGTAGCCGTCCAGATAGCCCACCATAACGGCGCCGGCAAAATCTGGATCGTTAATTTGTTGAAATACATCTGTGCTGGCGTTATAAATGTAACCCGCAGGGTTAGCCGCAACAAACAATTGCGTGCCATTGTCAGCCATTGACACGGGGCCAGAGCCGCTAATAGCGCCTAGTGGCGTAGCGTTCCAATTAGTATCTAACTTATACAGCCTGCTGCCGGACACAACGTAACCGTAACCGCCGAACGTCCACAGCCCACGAATAGGGCCAGTACCCACGGTTGCCAGCTTACGCAACCCAGGCGCGCGGTTAAGAAAACCGGCGGTTTGACCTTCTGGCGTAGCTTCCGGAAACAAGTTAACCATACGGTTATCCGCAGCGTTAACGCTACGGGCAACGTATGATTGACCGAGAATAGGCGTTTGCATTAGTAATTGCCGGCGTAGACATTAAAGCGTTGACGCGTTGCAACAATCGCGTAAGGCATTGACATAACGTCATCAGGATTGTTTTGACGTTTCAAATTACGTTTGCTGGTCATCGCAATGCGCTGCACTGTCGGCGATGGTTCTACGCCAAATTCAGCAGCAATTTCACAAGCCAGATTGTACTTAAACGCACGCAAATAACCTGGTGGGAACAGAATTTCTGTAGAAAGATTTGCTGGTTTATCTAACTCTTGAACCGAAATAATGTGCCATTCCAAGTCCCGCGTAGGGCGTGGATACACCGTCATTGTAATGTTCGGGTATTCCATGTTTACCCAACAGACTTGCGGGTAGGTGGACGTTACAGTTTTAACCGCAATACCGTCATATTGCTGCTGATTGATAAACTTAATGCCAAAAGATACGCCAGTGCCTGGGTCTTTGTAATAAGTAGCGTCATCAATCGCTACAGGGCGGTTGCCCACAAACGTGCCTGTAGGGCCAACAGTTTGTGTCAACGTGCCGGCAAGCCAAGTAAACACTTGGTCTTGCGTGTTAAAAACAGACAACCGTTCGGTGTTCCATGAATCAATCATCTGATTCATCGCGGCTAACGCGTCTTGCGACGTTTGCGGCGTGGGATCTTCACCTTCAGCCAGCATGCCAATTAAGCGCAATGCTGCATTTATTTGTTCGCCGGCTGTGTATGTTGCCATAATTAATTTCCTTTAGTTGCGCGCTTGCGTCGGCTAACTAATTCGTTTTCGACTTTAGGCGCTTCTACAATGTCGTCATTGTATCGCGTCCAGCCGTTTTGTTCATCCTGTTCCGCTTCAAGTTCCATTGTTGCGATCTTGCGGCCATGCACAGGGTGTTGAAGGTAAATGTTCATAATTTAGATGGGGCCGAAGCCCCATTCATATTAGCCGATAAGCCAATTTACACCGTTACAGAACACAGGCACGATAAACGCGCCTCCACCTGCAACCGTTGCGCCAATGCCCGCTGTGTAAGCAGCATTAGAGTTACTAACCGCAGCACGCGTTCCTGCCAAAGCAACCGATGCGGCAGGCAAGTCAGCCACCAAATACAGTTTGTATTGGGCGTTGTCAAATGACGGGTCAGCATATGCAATGCCGACTGCTTTTGTATTTGCCATGATTTATCCTTTAAAGAAAGGGGCCGAAGCCCCCTTCATATTAAGCCAGACGGTATGCAGTCCAAGTACCGTCGCCGGTCTTGCGTGCGCGCCATGTAGCCGAAGTAACAGCCGAAACAGCAGCCACACCAACCAGCGTCCAGCCAGTACCAACAACCACGGTAGCAGCGTTAGTTGCGCCAGTGTTGATAATGCTGAAGTCAAAGCAGCTATTCACTTTAGCACTGGAAACCAGCACTTCAAGGTCAGCCACGGTAGGCAGAGTCAGGTTAACAGCAGCGCCGGTATAAGTAACGATGCCGTTAGTCAGTTCAGCAGCGGTCAGAGTGGCAGCAGCGGTTTTAGCCACTGGAGCTGATTGAACGCCAATACTTACTTCGCTCAGATTGCCGTCACCAAGTTGATAGCCGCCTGCGCCATTTGGAATTGCCATGATATTTTCCTTAAAAGAATTTTGAAAAAGGGGCCGAAGCCCCCTTCAGACTTAGCCCCAGATACGAGCAGCCATTTGTGGACGGATGGTGCTGTAACCGTACAGGACGTCAATACGGCAAGGCATACGGTCATTGTTGATATCGTACTGGCGAACCACGCGCAGGGAGATACCGTTATGAACAGCACGCGAAGCCATGTCTACGCCTTGTGGCAGCAGCAAGTCAGCGGTTGCAAACGTGATCGCATCTTTGTGATAGACCAAGTTCTGCGCGTACTGGGTCGAAGCGGCGCCAAGGAAAGTAACAGTGGCGTTGACCAGCGGCAGAGCGTTGACGGTTGCCAGAGCGTGATTAGCCGAATAGATCGGAGCCACGGTAACAGTCCAAGTACCCGACACGGCAGTAGCGTCAGCCAGAGCGACGAACTGGAACAACGAACCAGTGGGCTCACGGGTTTGTGGGTTAACAGCAAACACGCTACCGATGGTGAACACGTCGCCAGCTTTGATCGTGGTGGTAACCGAAGCTTGTGACAGCGACAGGGTCGAAGCACCTTCCGAAGTCACCGAAGCGGCAACGATGGTGGCAGCAGACGCATCACGGGAACCCGTGGTGTGCTGTTTGATCGACTGCGACATGTTGATTTCTTCAAAGCCCAACACGCCAGTACCCATCATGCCGTTCTTGAATTGGCGGCTAACGGTGTCGGTTGGATTGAACAGACCTTTCATGCCTTCAACCAGACCAGCGTTAGCGGCAGGGTTGACGGTTGCGTAACGTGGGGACATAACAGCAGCGTTTTCGTTCAGCTTTTGCTGAGCTTGCAGCAGAACCAACGAAGTCGAAGGCGTTGTGCCTGGCGTGCCGACTGCGTTACCGATGGTACGGTAAACATTGGCCA